GTCGCTCGGCTCGGCCACAGCGCCAATTGCGCCAGCCGCTACTCTCGCTGCCGGCCCCAGGATACGCCCCATGCCACCCGTCGCCACGGTGAGGCCGATGTCGAGCGGCGAGGTCGGGATCAAGGCATCGGACGCGAACGTGCTGGCGACGTCGGCGGCACGGTTCACGGCAGGCAGACCGCGAGAGAACGTGCCGCCGTCGCCGACCACAGGCGCGCCCACGTCTGGTAACGCCTTCGGCGGTCGTGGTGTCGGCCACGAACCGACCTGCGGCGCGTAGCTCTCAGGACGCACCGCGGCCTGTGCCGCCCAGTCGGGTAGCCGCGGCGGCGGCGCCTGCGGCTCGGGCTGCGGGCCGTACAGCATGCTGTATTCGTCAAGCGCGGCGAGGCTGCCCATGCTCATGGCGCCACCCCGTACTGATCCTGAGAGGCGAGGCTCCCCATCGTGCCGGCGCCGATCGCTCCCGGCACGGCATACTTCTTGGTGATATCGATGATCGAGGGATCGAACACGACGTAATTGCTGGAGACTGGCGTTTGTTTCAATCGGGCTAATTCTTCTTCCCACGCGCCATATGATGGCCGCCCGGTGTTCTGCCGCAGCACATTCTCGGCGTTGGTAATATCAGCCGCATGTTGCCGCGATCCCTGGTCGAGATACTTGATGCCGGGGATGCCTGCCTCGTTCAGCGCAGCACTTGCTCTTGCAGGATCACGGTAACCATTCATTAAAGTGTAGGCGTCACTCCCACTTATATCCGCCGGGATGTTGCCTCCGTACACTGCTTCTGCCTTACGTCGTATCGGTCCCTTCATTTCATCCATGCTGCGCGGATTAGCTCTGATGATGTCAGCAATATTCTGCTGCTCTCGTAGCGGCTTATCCCAGTCGAGCATCTGCGCCGGGTCGGCGTTGATGTTCAGCTCGTAGGTGCGCGGGCCTGCCTTGCCGTTCTGCAACGCCTCTAGCTCGGCCTGACGTAGCGCCAGCATCTTTTGCGCATACGGATCGTTTTTAAGATCACGTCCCGGAAACGCTTCTGGGTTCATCCAATCATTGACATCGCGTTGAGTAGCCGCGATTGCCTTTTCTTTATCAAAACCCTCAGCGCGTAACCTGCTCCCGGCGTGTTGCTGCCCCGGCGTCAATGATGGATGATTTAGGAAACTTTCCCAATACTGCCCACCCTGGCCGCTCACCGCGGGGTTCTCGGCCGCATAGATGCCGTGGCCGTAGGACTGCGCGCCTTCCCCTGTACCGATCTTCGACAGGTCGAAGCGGTCGAAGTCATGTGGCGACGAGTGATAGGCCTTGATCCCCGTCAGCGCCTTGGCGATCTTGTCGCGCATGCTCATGACATCACCACCTCACCGGAACCTGCCACGGTCCCAACAGATAGCGTTGCTTGCGTCCAAAATTCATCGGCCCGACGATGTCGACCGGCAGCTCCACCTGCCCCGTGATACGTATCGCATCCGGCGCCTCGGTCGCTGCCAGGACGCCCGAGATCGTGCTGGTCGTAATGACTGTGCCCGCGAGTGCAGCCACATCCGGCGCCTCGGCAGCGACCAGCGCGCCTGCAATCCCGGATACCGTGCCATTGATGCCGACACCGTCCCGCACTTCCAAAACACTCAGCGAACCAGCGACCTCGCCCAGCGAAAAGACCACGGCGGAAATCAGCGCCGTGTCTGGTGGCTCGATCGTGCCTAGCGTCACCAGATGCTTGGCCGTGGCGTTGATTGATGCCGTGTCCGGTGCCTCGGAGGCCGCCAGCGTAGACAGCCAGCGCACATTGACATCGAAGGCCGCGATGTCCCGTGCTTCGGTCGCACCAAGCGTAGCTATGACGCCTGTCACCGCACCTGATATCAGTGCTGTGTCCGGCGCCTCCAGTGCACTCAACGAACCAGCGACCTCTGGGCCGGTCGATACGGTGCCGGTGATCAGCGCGGTATCCTTGACCTCGCTCGCCGCCAGCGTCGCCTGCCATTGCACCGCGCCATTGACGAGCGCGGTATCCTTCGCCTCGGTCGCCAGCAACGTGCCATCCAGCACGTCCCACAACGCTGTGTCCCATAGCCCTGAGTTCCATGAGTTGCTGGCCACTGGCGTTGCTCACTATCTCGGCCTCCCCCCGAAGGGCTGCTGCATCCTCTGCTGGTTCAGCTGCTGACGCTCGTTGGCGCGGTTGGCGCCATCGGCCTGCTTGAACTGATGCGCCTGCGCCACCATGCCGGCCTTCTCGCGGTCGATCTGTATCTTCTGCACGTTCTCGAGCACGTGCATCTGATGCGCTTCGCGGTCTTGCATAAGCTTTTGGTTCTGCACCTGCGCCTTGACCTGATCGTCGCCGGCCTTGGCCTGCAGCTTGATGCGCTCGATTTCCTTCTGGTTATTCAGCTCCCAGGTCTTGTGACGATCCTTCTGCTGCAGGTCGGCATCGTGCTGCTGGTTGTCCGCCGCCAGTTTTTCCCGATCGGTCTGCGCCTTGATCTGCGCCACCTGGATCAGGCCGGCGTTGGGATCCTGGCCATGCGGCTGCGAGGCCTTCGCCTTCATCTGCTCGACCAGCTCGTCGATCGCGCCATCGAGACTGCGGCCGGCACGGAACGGTGCGGTGGCGAATTTCAGCAGCTCGCCGCAGAAGTCTGCGGTCTGCGGCTCCGCGGTGATCATGGCCGACAGTTGCGGCAGCAATTGTCCGAGCACGCCGACGAATTCGGTTCGCGCCTGCTTCTCGGCCTGCTCGTCGGCGAGGATGGTGCTGTCGGTCTCGATGTCGAGCACGAACGACTTGGCGCGGTTATCTTTCAGGAAGTGCAGCACCTGCTCGATCGTCGGCGCCTCGCGCAGCTTCTGCAGCTGCCGGCCGAGGTCCTGCATCTGGCTGTTCAACTGCTGCAACTGTTGCGCCTGTGGATCCTGTCCCGGTGCTGGCGGTGCCGGGGGCGCTGACCCAGTCGTAGAAGCCCCAGTCGCTTGGTCCGGCGGCGGTAACTGCGCCTGTTGCTGCTGCATTTGAGCCTGCTGCTGCTGCAGCTGCTGCATCTGGCCGTAGATCTGCTGCGCCGCCTGCGCTTGCATCTCCTGCGTCGGCAGTTGCGTCTGGCTCATTTCGATCATCGTGACTTCGTCGAAATGCTGCGTAATAATCTCCAGCGTGATCTCGACCAGGTCCCGCGCAAACCGAACCAGCTCCTGCTGCTTGTCCCGTGTACGCGTAGAGCCATTCTGCGTTTTCAGCTGTTGGGCGCCAAGGGTCTCGCTCGGATCCGTGGCTCCGCGCATAATATCGCTGATGCCCATGATCTGGTAGATGTCCTCGATGACTTGTTTTCTCAGCTGCACGAGGTTCGTGATCGTCTCCGCTATCTTTTCGATCGGCATCCATATGATCACCTCTTTCGAGCCGCCAAAAGCAGCCCAGTTAGCAATCGGGATCAGCACGCGGCCGGGGGACTTGTTCATCACCGCGGCCTGCACCGCCTCGGCGATCTCGGCGCCGCCTGAGGGGTAGAAGCCCTTCACCTCAAGCGCGTCGCTTAACGCGTGGATGCGGCCGGTCAGCAGGTTCAACTCTTCCAGCTGATCGCGATATTGCAGGACGTCGGGGACGGGTACGAGACTGCCACGTTGGTTGGTCCCGTAGGCGGGCTCTGGACATGGAAAGAAATTTCGCAATTCGAGGTGGGCGTCTCCTTCATCAAGTATTTTCTCACATCCCTGGGCGACCCAATACACGCGCTCACTAGTTCGATCCCATATTTCCCAGAATTTAGCCCGTTCTCTCCGATCCGCTCCTCCAATTTCGCCAGCCTCTTTATCAACCTTGTACTCCGCCTGTTGATACTCATCGCCACTGGTCCTTCTAAAACGCCTGCGCGCGTCGGCCCGCGTCAGGTAGCTGGCAGCGGCCACCCATGTTACCTCGCGCCAGTTTCGGCCGATCGAGTGCAGGAAGTCGCGCCTTAGCTTGAAGTCGATGCAAACCTTCTCGTGCTTGTAGTAGCCGCCGCTCTTGCCGCTCTCGTAGCGGCACCACGCGACGCCGCGGTCGATCAGCGCGAGGTCGTCGCGCACCAGCTTCATCAGGCCGTCAATGTTTCCCAGGTCGAACGAAACGATAGTGCAGCGTTCAGCAAGCTCTGATGCGGCTTGGTATACTGGTCTTCTATCCTTGAATTTTGGGGTGACCACTGGTCGTGGCGGCTTTGCATAAATGGATGGCTTGAGGATCTCGGAGTTGGCCCAGAACATCTGGAATTCCTTGTCGCGATGCATGTCGGCCAAGCGCATGAGATTGGCGTATTGCTTGTCGATGTTGTCGCAGCGCGTGTTCCAGTCTTCGAAAGCGTCCTCGCTCTCCTGCAGCAGGTTAAGCCACGCCCGGCACGACTTCGGCTCCACCGCGGGGTCGAATTCAATGTCGTCATGACGCAGATCCTCCTCGATCGGAGCGGCGGGCTTCTTCTCTTCGGGAGGCAGCAGCACGCGTCGCGCCATCAGCTATTCCTCCGGCTTTGGGGTGTACTTGACCGCACGTTCGAGCAAGATGGCGGATGGGCAGTAGATCAACAACTGTTCCCATGCGCGCATGTCGGACGGTTGTTCGTGCGTTGCGGCAAGATAGCCGACGACATCGTTGATGAGCTGTTCCGCCTTGTTGACCATCAGCGGTACTCCCACTCATGCTCGCAGGCAGGACAAGTCAGCATCAGCTTGCGGCCGTTACGCTTCACCGTCCTGGCGTCGATCGATCCACAGGAGGGGCAGGGCCGTGGTACGGCTGGTGGCAAGTCGCCGCCCCAGATCGGCTTGCCGACCGCGGTGGTGAATTGGGGCGGGACATTGGTCTGATCCTCAGCCCGCTTGCGCAGCAGCTCCATGGGCTCGCCAAGCGGTTCTGGCGTGTCCAGGGCGTCGGCGGCGATGCGGAGCAGGCGCGCGGCGTCCTTGCCGAGCAGCGCCAGGTCCCAGGGATTGCCGCTGGCCTGGCTGGCTTCAAGGGCTGCAGCACAGGTGCGCATGCGATAGACTAGCTCCCTCGTCATAGCCTGATCCCGCGTCGAGGCGTGGTAGGCGGCGGTGGGAGCATAAAGCCGGCCGGCTGGGTTACCTTGATAACCCGTTTCGGGGCTGGCTTCCAGCCCTGAGCGAGATACCGGAAGGCGTCGGAATAATGACTTGTCCAGTTGTGCAACGGGTTCAGCCGGAACGCCTTTTTGTCGTCGTCCCACTCCCTTTGGTATTGCTCAAGGGCGGCGAGGCCGGGCTCGCAGCGCGGGTGAAACACGCAGAGTGGAAGGGTGCGCCGCACAGCGTTAATCCCGTCCTCAAGGCCCGCGAGCGGCACAAGTAGTGGATTGAGACCCATTGACTGCATGGTCTCGACACGGGTTCGTCCGGAACCCCATTCCTTGATTTTGGCGTCGTGCGGGACATAATCGTCGCCATGTATCCAGCTCCGCTCTTCATGACGCTTAAAAATCTCATCGCGGAAGTGCTCGACGCCGACGCCGGATCCGGCCATCACGTCGAGGATCAGGAGCTGTCCTCCGCGCGCCTGGTACCACCAGATAGCTGTATCGTCGCGCACGCCAAGATCCCAGGCGCGGTGAACCGGCCGATCGAGGTCAGGCTCTATGTCGAGAACGCGGCCCTCATTGCGCACCTCAGTCATTTCCAGCGCGTAAAATGCGCCCAGGATGCTAGCCGTAAAAGAGCACATGTATTCTTGCTCATAGGCCGCTCGGCCGGCATCGGCACCGTAGAGCGCAACATACTCTGCTCC